TCAAGTGCCTCTACGAGTAACTTTAAGTTTTTTACAATGAGTTTTAGTTTTGCTTTTTCCATGTTAGATGAAGTAATTAAGGTTAATTACGCACCTACGAAGGGTATCAGTCGGGGAGCATCCAGCATGTAAAGTATTTGAGTTAAATACTACCATCCTGTTTGCTATACTGTCAACCTTTGTACCATCTTCAAATCGTGTGTAACCATCATTAGTATTTACATAATATATGGAAGTGATACAATCGTCAACATCTGTGTGAAGATCATATTCTTGCCTTTCGGGTGTTCTCATATTTAGATTAGCCTTGATCCTGACGATTGAAACAGGTTCCAACTCGTTTAGGATAGGCATAAGGTTGTAGAAGAAAGCACTTCTAGGTTCAAACTGTGCATAAAACACATGACAAAATTGAAAATATCCATCATCAGGTGTATTAACACCGTTACCAAATTGCCATTGAAACGAAGAATCCTCCATCATCATTTTGCGGAGGACTTCGTAATCATCTGGTTTTAGAAAATCATCAATTACCTTCAATTTCATTCGCTTCTTTCTCTAATTGAGATACGACCTTTTCAGTGCCGTCCAAGAGTTTAACTTGAAATAGATTAGACTTCATATACTTTTTGATCTTTTTATATTTTTTCAACACTTTATTGAACTCTTCTTTATTGAGTTCTACCTTTCCTTGTTTAGCATCACCAGTATATTTGCTACCAGCAACGTTTCTACCATCTCCCATAGGAGAAGATCCACTAAATTCACCCATTTACAATATCTCCCTCAAAGTTCATCATAGCCAACAAAGTATCATATGGAATCCATGCAGGGTCTTCATTCTCGAACTGCACTTCTACTTCCTTGATATTTTTCTGTAAGAATCTGCTATATGAGGTTCTTACATTTTTCACAACACTCATAGGATTAATCATTTACGTTTTTGTGGTTTTTTAGCTGGTGTTTTTTTCTTATCTGGATTGAGCATATCCTCATTCCAGAGTTTAGGATTGATACTGCCTCTAGATTGAACCCATCCCTGTAGTCCTGTTTTATACTTATCGTAATAGTAATCAAACATTTCCACTTGTTTTTGACATAAAGTTACGTCATAACACACTTTGTCGTCCTTTACATAAGTTACAAGATATGCCGTGTAAGGCAACTTTGGATTTTCTGCTAGTTTTGGATCGCAATTTTCGTGTAGGATTTTCAACTTCGGTTCCCCCAAGTAATTTCTGGATAGGCTTCTGACACTAACTCCTTAGTGATGTTATATTTGGTGTTGAGAGCTTTATCTTTCACAAGAACAAGGATTTCTGCCTCTGGTTGAGGTAGAGTCTGGAGAATATTAATAAAAATAGACTCTCTCTTGATCTTATTAAGTTGGTCGTCTCCACCCTTCACAAAACGGTAGAACTGTCTTGCAGCATTACGAATAGTTGTTCTCTGAGGAACACCCTGTTCTTTAGATGCCTGCACATCACCTTCTACAGGTTGATATGGGACATCTCCCTCTGGAAGTACGGAGATGACTGATTCATCAAAGTTCCAAATCATAACCATTTTGAAAGAGTCATCACCATGAGTGCGAAGAAGCTCTAACTTTTTAGCCTTTACTCTTTCAGAATCGACTGCTTCTAAGAGTTCATGAACCATAGGATTGGGTGGCAGTTCTTTCTTTTTAACTGTCACAGTCCTTGGTTTTGTTGCAGTTTTGCGAGTGGAAGTGGTTTTCTTCCTAGTTGACGCTGATCTAGTCCTCGTCGTCTTCTTCGCTGTCGTCATTGTTTTCAAACCTCACGGCTACTATTTCATCAGGAATAAGATTCCCATTTTCATCATACATCTCAGGATGCGTGTACGCCACTTGATTTTGTAAGTGAACGTAATTGTTTTGTTGGGCTAACCAGCCAATTATACCACCTATCAGCAGAAACGTAAAGCAAAGTATACTAAACATGACAAGAAGTACAGTGGTTTCCATTTTGACCTCCTAAGGCTGTTTCTTTTTTATGTCCAACGATAATCTGAACTCTCTATTAAATAGACTCAGTTTAATGTCGAAGAACTTTGGTTTGTTTTGGGGTTTAGGTTGTCTCTCTCCTCGGAGTATAAGTTCTACGCCCTTATTTATGTCCATGTCAGGAGGCATCATTGGAGAAAACCCTATGTTCTTTTAGATATTTTAATGTTTGATTTGCGTTTCCGATAACCTTATTATCTAACATTACTTGAGGCAAATCAATCACATCTGGGAATTTGAGTTCAAATTCCTCTGCTGTGTAGTCTTTGTTTAATTCTTTGTAGACATAATCTCTACCTAACATTTCAAAGACCGTTTTGACCTTATAACACATGGGGCATTCTTCTTTTCCATAAATTGTAAACATAATTAATACCTAATTACTTCTACTTTTTCCCACTCACATTGATAGACAAGTAAACCTCCGAGTGTTTCTTCGTTATAGCATACTGTAAAGTATGATTGTAGTTTTTTACCGTCAAGTCTCCTTTTGGGAGCGTCTTGAGAATCTACAAAAAGAACCCGACCTTCTAGTGGTTTTCCACCTAAAACATCAGGTACTCTAACTACTGATCCTTCACGAATAGATCTCGTTTTCGCAGTATCTAAGAAAATGGGCTTCGATTCCGTTGGTGTCTGCTTTCCCTTGCGATACCCAGATATCGCAGAATTCGTAGAGTTGTCGGACATGAGAGAGGGTGTTGTATTTTTTGAGAGCGAGGAAGGTCTTTTGACGGATGGCCATGCGCTCTTCATTATAACGCCAGTCATTCACCATCTTCCTTACTCTCCTTGATTGCTCTATCTAGTTTATCAAAGAGCCCATCGGTAGTCATCAAAGTCTCTATGTGAGATAACATACCTCCCAACTCCCTACAAATGTAAGGTCTTTCTGTTCTTGCAGCGAAGGCGAGAGCTTCTCGAATGTTCCTCTCCGCCTCTTTCATACTGTCTTCTACTTGTTTAGATAATGCCATCAGTTTTTCTGAATTGAGTCCCAATCTTTCTGGAACAGATCAAGTCCTTTGTCTGTAAGAATATGATTATACATCTTATCAAATACACCAACAGGTAATGTACAAACATCACTACCAGCACCAAAACAACGTCCCACATGATGAACATCTCTCAAAGATGCAGAAAGAACCTGAGTTCTTGCAAGGTGTTCACGATATACGGAAGCGATTGATTGAACCAAAGCAACTCCAGAGAAGGAATTGTCATTCAACCTTCCAACAAAAGGAGAAACATATGTTGCATCTGCTTTTGCAGCAAGAATCGCCTGGGAAACAGAGAATACCAAAGTCACATTGGTAGTGAATCCATCGGATACAAGTAACTTACATGCTTTCAGTCCTTCAACTGTACATGGAACTTTGATAGTCACATTCTTCATTTCTTTGAAGACTTGAGCCTGTTCAACCATGTCCAGAGCGTCATCTGCAACAACTTCAGCAGAGATGGACTCAAAATGAGGGAAGTCCTGAGAGAGTTGTCTAATGACCTCTACAGGGTCTCTACCGCTTTTGCGGATAAGTGTGGGGTTTGTAGTTACGCCGTCAATCAGACCCGACTGGTCACGTTTGGCGATTTCATCATATTCTGCTGTGTCAAGAAAGATTTTCATCATTTGGTTTGGGTTTTTTGTAAAGTTTCTTTATTAACTTGGCGTATTTCACGTCCTCTTCAGTATACCAGCTAGGATGCTTTTTTGCAACCTTTATTAGTCGTTTTGCTGTTTTTCTCTGATCCTTTCTAGTGATTTCGTCCAACATGTTCGCTCTTTTTCTCTACTCCGTGTTTTACTATTTAACACACCAGATAGGTAAAAGTACGCTTTGGAACCATAACATCCAGATTCTCTTAACTTTCTGACAATCAAGAGTTGTTCTTCTAGTATGTTCAACGTCTTAGTGTCTGCAAGTAGTTCAGAACCTCCTCACGAATCCACATTAGTTCGTTATAGCAACCTTGATTATGAGCACAAGATCTAAGTTTAGAGTCTGGTTGATGAACAGATTCAATAAAGATGTCAAGTCCACGATTCCATTTAACATCTTGAGATTCATGTTCGTCTATCTTAAGTCTGTCATTCATAATTCTAAAGGTTTCGGAGGGTTTTCTGGGTGTTCGGTGCAGTATTTATCAGCACCAGTGACTATTTTTACTTGTTCAATGGTCATCCACTGCTTTTCCATCTCCGATACCAAATAAGAAATCTTTTTGTTCTGTATATCTACAGTTTCTAAAAGATATGCAATGGTATGAGCAAGAGTTTGCCTATTACCATTCTCATCTTTGAGGTAAATTGAGTAGGATGTTCGGAATTTACGAACCAAGTGGATTCTTAGTATAACATAAAGAATCAGGTTAGTAAAGAGAATCCAGAAAAAAGTCATTTCTTAAATTTCGATTTAACAAATCCAAAGGTCATTTTGGCGAAACTCCACAATACTGTCATGGCAGGGTATGGATCTCCCTCTGACAATTCATTAAACATATACATGTTCAAACGAAATGCGTAATTTGCTTCAACTATTACATCATTTTTTTCTGAACTCTTTAAAGGTAGAGAATCCAGTGCTTTACGATACTTATCTTTAAAGATTTTAGAATGAGGTATTTCGTCAAACTTGTAGAAGTCAAGACCTCCATCATACAAGTTAAGTGCCTTCTGTGCAATATTCTTAAGAATCATTCCACCAGATAAGTCACCCAAGTAACGTGTGTAGTGATGTCCTACAAGTAATTCTGGTTCTACCTCTTCAATACGAGCAATGTACTGTTTGGCAGCGGCAGAAGGAGATACTGTCTTTTTCCAATCAGATCCATAAAAATACTCACAATCTCTTGCTAAAGAATCAACTCTCTTGAGTTGATCAAAGGCAATAGGAGCGATTGCAGGGTGTTCCTTATTTTTGTCAATTTCTTTTTCAAGAGCTTGATAGACAAAATAGAAATTAGCAACCAGTTTCCTGTAATTCTCCTTACTGATGACACCAGAGAGAAAATTGGAAACAAATCCAGTGTTTTCTGCAGCGGTATGAGAAACCTTGGTGCCTTCTTTGATTTCTTTTGAAAAATTCATAATGTCATTATAGTGTGTCTTTCTCTTTTTGTCCAGCTGGATGGAAAGAGTATTCATTATCCCATTTAAACTTGGTATTGTTCAACACATGCTTTTTTTTAAAAAGTCTATTAAACAGTCTTTTAATCTTCTGAATCATTTTTCTTTATATAATCAACAAATAAAATGCCTTCTAGATGGTCAATTTCATGTTGAACTACCCTTGCGGCAATACCATCTAGTTTCCATTTCTTATATTTACCCTCTTTATTCTGGAAGGTTATTTTTATCTCTTTTGGACGTAATACCTCCCCATTTTGGTCTGGAACGCTCAAACACCCTTCATCAAATAAGACCTTTTCTTCACTTTTCCACGTTATTTTTGGATTTACCATCAAATGAGCATATTTGCCATGTTCCTCTGTTGTCTCATCTACTATTATCACTCTTTTATTGATTCCTATCTGTGGTGCTGCTAAACCAATACCATCTGCTTCCCACATAGCATCACACATGTCTTTATAGAGTTCTGTCATTTCCTTTTTATCAAAAACGACTTCCTCAGAGATAACTCTGAGGCATCTATCTCCAATAGTTTTAATCTTCTTCGGGGAAGTCATATGGTCCTTTTAGTTTACGTTCTAGTTCTCTTTCATCAAGAACTTCATGTAATAGTTTTTTAATTTCTTGTTTTAATTTATCTGAGAGCAATTCAAGAGTCATGGTCATGTCCACCAAGATTACTGAACCTCTCATTACGCCCATGTCCGTGAGCAATACCTAATTCATGCTCTCTTGCATGTTCGGCAATTTCATCTTTGAGATCTTTACCCCCTGCACCAAAAGTCATGTATAGTCCGTACACAACTGTTGCCAGTAGTAAAACACCTAAAAATACTGCATATGCAGCTCCACCTTGCAATTCTGCATGTGGTATTAAAGTGATAAAAGTCATCTTCGTACAATAAAAACATCATCTTCGCCATCTTCATCTTCATCTCTTTGAGGATTGAAGACTAATAGCTGTTCTCCAGACTGTACATCTTGCATTTCTGGATGTAAGTCGGATCTCTTGGTTTTTGTCGGTTTGTTCATTTCATCAAACGTCGCAGTCATAGTTTTGAACATAAACGCAAATGTCGCCCCAAATAGAGCGACAAAAAAGGTCAAATACAAAAATACCATGAAATCGTTCATCTGTTGAATATCTTTTGGATAGGAACTTGCCTCAATTTATCTATAACGTCAACTTCGACTCTATCTACGATCTTGTCTAATAAATCGATATCAATCTGCATGAATGGAGGAATGACACCTAGTAAACGAAGTAATCCGTCTACAAATAGAGCAAGAGTGGTAAATCCAAGAATCATAGAGATAACTGTTGCATCTCTATTGTGTTTTGCCATAGATGCCTCATCAATCTTTCTCGCCTCGTCTATGGCGTATTTGATGAGTTCGTCAACTTCTTCTCTTGTGTATGTATCCCTTTTTGGTTTATACACGTCGGAAATAGGTAAATCCATAAGCTGACCCTGTAGGACAGAAAAATACCCGAATTTTTTTTGCAGCTTTTTAGGTTTTAAAAGCTGATTTTCGTTTTGGCTAGTATCGATCTGGGATTTTGTCATAACTTTCACAGTAGTCTAGAGGTCTCGCTTGTCGGATACATCCAACAGCTCTTTCAAAACAAACTGAATTGAATCTGCCATCTACTCCGATCAACTTTATCTTAGTATGTTGAGAACGAATCTCAACTTCTTCTACTAAGTATGTATTTCCTTTGATAAGTTTGAGCTGAGGATCATCGTTGTTCCCCCACCTAACTTGCTCAGGTGTACAACCCAAAAATCTGACTTGATCTCCTATTTTCATAGTCCTCTGTGTGGATCATAATATAAAAGTGTCCATGCAATGTAAATGGTTGCTAGGACACTAGGAATTAGTACTAAGGGCATTGTAATGCGTAATTGTTTAAATTATATCGGGATTTTGCTCCTCTGTCAAGGGGAATCCCATTGTTTTTATTTCTAGTAACTCTCTAAGGAAGCGAACCTCCTGTTTGAGTTTCTCGTTTTCCTTTTCTAGGAAGTCGCAGTGTTCTGCGTAGATAATAATGCTCATAAATGCGAAGAGACCCCCTTTCGGAGGTCTCAGAGTTTAGTTCATTGGTTTTTAATTACCTTAAGATTTCGGTACATACTTGTCTGCAATAATTGTCCGTACAATCTATCATGCAGTCGAAGTATTCGTCGATTAGATTGTCTTGAGAATATTCAAGCGTCTTTATATCGTCGTGATGAATCCATTCTGCCATTTGATTGTGGGACATCCGATTTCGCATAAATTTCTTCTCCTCTGAATTGTGGTCTACATAACGAAGTTTAGCATCACTTCATCTTGTTCGTCCTAATTCTACCACTATTTATACAATGATCCCCGATATTTGTGTTGAACTTCACACACTGTAATGGCGTATTTTTACCCAAGAATTAATACTTACGATCATTCATATAAACCATTGTCAGAAAACATGCAGTGATGGCAATGGTTCCTGACAATGCTAATATTGTTGTTTGTACTACGTCCACTAAATTTACTTAACATAACGTAATATTTATACTACCAATCACCTTCTGAGTCCAAGGAGTCCTGATATTCCATATTGTTTTTACAATAGGCGTGAACATCTATCTCCATTTTATGATGAGCACGAGTGTGAATTACTTGTATCATTCCCACTGATCCTACAAGACATAGGTTCATAACTGTCAATGGATGACCCAAATACCTCAGATATTTCACGGCAATAAAAAACCTCTACAATATGTAGAGGTTAAACGACAAGTATGTATTTGTCAACTGTCCATCAGCTCTTAGATGCGAACTTGCGTTCTACCTTAATACCACGATACATTAGTTCGTGACGTTGCTTTTGAGCAGCTTCTGCGAGTACCTTTGCGTTGTACTCTGCGGTGTCATACTCGACACCTCTGTATGTGACCTTAGCCATTTGGTTTCTCCTGTAAGTAATAGGGGTTTGTGAAAACTCCGTTCCTTCAGTCGGCATTTGCGTCCCAGCACCCAGGCGTTGCTTCTTGTATAACAAGAACCAGTTCCGCCTTCTCGTACTCACTCATTGTGTTGTTCTTTACCAACCGATCTGTAAGATCGTATGCTTGGGAACACTCCAGTGAAGTATAGAGTAGCAAGAGAGGTATCATGGGATGAACGATCCGTTCCGTGTCGGCTTACTTGCGTCCCGCTTGGTCGCCAAAGGCAACTTGGGGGATGAACGTGTGTGTTAATTATAACACATTTCAATTATTTATGCAAGTTTTTTGTATCAATACCTACCGTAGTGATACAATTTTATGAAGATTTAAGATTGTCACCTAGCACTAGAGTGTCTAGACCAGTTTCGTAAAATAGTTCCAAGGCATCCCCAAACCTTCCAGCTATGGGTTTACCACCATTATTTAGAGAGGTGTTGAGCAAAACAGGTGATCCTGTCAACTTCTCAAACTCCTGTAGTAGACTGTAATAATCTTCCTGAGATTCATTTACTGTGTTGATTCTACATGTTCCATCCGCGTGTGTGATTGTAGGATACCTGTCTGGTTCTAATACATCAGTCACATATAACATGTATGGACTAGGACCATTCCAATCAAAATTTTCACTCACTTTCTCTTCTAATACTGAGGCACCGAATGGTCTGAATGGTTCTCTGTGTTTTACTTTATTATTAATGTAGTCTTTACCATGAGGGTCAAAGGGGTTCATAAGAATACTTCTGTTACCCAATGCTCTGGGACCTACCTCACCATGTCCTTGATACCATCCAACAATCTCACCTTTGGCGAGTCTCTCTGCGGTCTCCTTGATAGTTTTAGTAGA